GTCCTAGAGGTAATACAGAAGCATACAGCAATGATTCAGCAGAAGTTGATTTTTATGCACTTGGTAGATATGACCTTCCTACTGAAAGCGTTTCAGGAACATCTGCTGCTACTGCAGCATTTGCAGCATACTGGACAAAATCATATAAAGGAAATTACGAGTTAACATATGACTATATCAAGTCAGTATCAGTTACTTCTGATACAAATAAAAACAATACATTAGTTGATATCTTAAAGTAACAGGATTGGTCTGTAGCGCAACGGCAGAGCAGTCGACTGTTAATCGACAGGTTGTAGGTTCGAATCCTACCAGACCAGCCAAGCGACTATTGCATAGTGGTAGTGCGTAACCTTGCCAAGGTTAATGTGCGAGTTCGATTCTCGCTAGTCGCTCAAAATATTTGGTATAATAGTATAGTATCGCCTACGGGGATACATTAACTTATTCGCTTGAAAGGGGAATAAAATGGTAAGTACGTTCGCTATGGATCTTTTTAAGGATCCATTTTTTATTGGCTTCAATCGTGAATTGGAGCGTTTTGGCAATCTAAGTAAGGTAAATTCTCAAACATATCCTCCTTACGACCTATTAAAACTAGATGAAGATACATATATTTTATCTTTGGCTGTGGCTGGATTTTCTAAAGAAGACATTGATGTCTCTATAGATAGTGGATCTCTTATTATTAAAGGAGAGATTGTAGAAGTTACTGATGCTGAAGTAGTTCACAAGGGTATTGCGAGTCGTAAATTCACTCGTACGTTTGCTCTTGGAGAATATATGGAAGTAGTTGGGGCAGAACTAAAAGACGGTATGCTAACGATTAAAATTGATCGTATTGTTCCTGAAGAGAAGAAGCCTAAGTCTATTAAGATCAAGTAGTATAATATAGATAGTCCCTACACAGGACCTTGGGATGGAGTAGTTACCTTTCTATATATTCCCTGGCTATCGTGCCTGGAATGCCTGTGTAGGGCTTTTACATTCTGATATAATTATGGTTAATGACTAACAAAGAGTTGGACCATTATAATAAGCAAGAGTTTAAGATTAGACTTGCAAAAATTAAAGAAAAATCTGGTTGTGTAGACTGTGGAATAAATAATCACATAATCTTAGATTTTGATCATTTAAAAGATAAAAAATATAATATTTCAAGAATGATTCATGATGGATTTTCTTGGGCAGCAATAAAAAAAGAAATAGCAAAATGTGAAGTTGTTTGTGCTAACTGTCATAGGATAAGAACTCATAATCGTAGAGTTGCATAAAGCATGCTTCTCTGATACAATTTATATATGAGAGTGATTGGAAACGTTTGTGCCTGTTTATGATTATAAGTGCAATAAATGCTCAATAACTATTGAGTTTAAAAGAGGTTTTGGTGAAGACAGAGAACCAGTTTGTTGCAGTGAAACAATGTCAAGACAATGGTCGTCTCCTGGAGTTATGTTTAATGCCCCAGGATTTTATTCTACAGATAACAGAAAGTAGCGGTATACTATGAATACAATGATTGCGGAAGAAGTTGTAAACAAAGAGTGGGTCCTTAGTCCAATGGATCGTTGTGATTCCTGTGCAGCAGAAGCCCTTATAAAGGTAACTGGACTAACTGGAGACCTGATGTTTTGTGGTCACCATTACAATAAAATTATTGACAATCCAGAAGGGTATGCAAAAATGATGTCATTTATGCTTACTATAATTGATGAGCGTGAAAAATTAGTTGAAGACAAAGCGAAAGGCAAGGACTACTAATGTATGAATATTTTGTTAAAGAAGTAAAGAATGTCGTTGATGGAGATACCATTGATGTTGTAATTGATTTAGGGTTTGATATTTTGTTTGCATCTCGTGTTCGTCTTGCTGGTATTGATACTCCAGAATCACGCACAACAGATAAGGCTGAAAAGGCTCTTGGTATTGAGGCTAAAGAATATTTAAAGAAATGCCTTAAAGATTCTAAATCTGTAGTTATACGTACAGAAAAAATGGATTCATCTGAAAAGTATGGTCGTATTCTTGGTTGGGTATATGTTAATGGAGAGTCTGAATCATTAAATAATAAAATGATTAATGATGGATATGCTTGGGGATATCTTGGTGATACAAAAATTAAAGATTTTGAAGCATTAAAAAAGGCTAGAACAAAGTCTGGAAAATGAAAAATATATTTTATTTTACAGCAGACTGGTGTGGTCCATGTAAAAAAGTTAGACCTATTGTTGAAGAATTAATTAAAGATGGATATCTTTTTCAAGTTATAGATGCAGATTCAGAAATAGAACTTGTAAAAACCTTTGAAATAAAGTCTATTCCAACTTTTATTTTGTTTAATGAGGGTGTAGAGATTAATCGTTTTTCTGGAGCAAAAACTAAAAAAGATTTGGAAAAGTTTATTAATGGATAGTGATGATGAGATTATGAATAAACTCATTCTTGATGGTGCATTAGAAGTAAGCGCTATGGATCAAGAAACTGGAGAACTCTTATACTCCTTTACTCCAAAAATTAAAGAAGTAATGCCAGAACTGTATAAAGAGCATATGCAGACCGTAAATAAAGATATTATGAATCTTTGGGAAAAAGGGTTTGTAAACATGGATTTCTTTGTTCAAGATCCAACTATAACCCTTACAGATAAGGCTTTTGATATAAATTTAATCAAAAAATTGTCAAAACAAGAGCAATGGTCTTTGTTTGAAGTTAAAAGGCTTCTAAAACGCAAAGTCTGATATAATCTATATATAAACCTAGGAGGTTTGTTATGCCATATAAAGTTGGAGCCAAAGGCTCATTCGGGTGTTCTGGATACCCAGCATTAAAAGAAGGCACCAATGAAGTTATGGGATGCCACGAGACAAGAGCAGAAGCAGCAGCACAAATCTATGCTATTAATCGTTCAGAAGGTAACATAGGTAAAAGTATGCATGAAATTAAAGAAGGCGACTTCGTAATGTATGTAGGCGAAGATGATAAAAATATGGTTGGTCGTGTTGAGTACGTAATGACTAATGCAGGATTGCTTGGATTGCCAGGATCAGAATATTCTATGGAATACATGGAAAATGATAAACCAGTTATTGTTCGTGAATATGAAGAAGAGGATGGCGCATGGGAAGAAAAACCATATGTCTCTTATCATCGTATGTCTGAAGTAATAAAAATTGAATCATTATCTGTATCAGTTGAAATGGTTATGGAAATGGGATCAAGCGAGACTGGAATTCCAGCAATGCCAGAACAATCTGATATGGAAAACATGTATGATGTTCAAATTGGTAAAGCAGAAAAACCTAAATATGAAGATTTAATTCAACCGCGTAGAGGTGGGTCAACACCTTCAAACCCTAAACTTTATTCAAGAGTTGTTCAAGCAGCAAAAGATAAGTTTGATGTATATCCATCTGCAGTTGCAAACTCTTGGGTAGTTCAAGAATATAAGCGTCGTGGTGGGACATATAAATCAGAATCACAATCTACTACAAAAAGTATTTGGGATGGATCCTTTAATCCGAAAGGCTTAATAAAATAATGCCTAAAAGAAAAGCGGGATCTTTTAATCCATATCAAATTAAAGATGGATGGATTGTAAAAATGTACAAGGATGGAAGAATTAGATCTAAGATTGAGCCTTATGCTCCAAAGTCTAAAAAGAAAGTAACTAATAATGGCTGATACATATTCCCCAACTTCTGGAATGAAGGCTGCTGCACGTAGAGCCCTTAAATGGAAAGAAGATGGCAAAGCAACTGGTGCTGGAACTCCTGTAGGTTGGGGTAGAGCAACAGATATTGTTAATGGTGCATCTATGTCTCTTGATACTGTTAAGAGAATGTACTCTTTCTTCTCTCGTCATGAAGTAGATAAAAAAGGCAAAGGTTTTTATGATGGTCCCAATTTCCCTTCCAATGGACGCATTATGTGGGACGCATGGGGTGGAGACTCAGGTTTTGCATGGAGTCGTGCAATAGTAAATAGAGAAAAAAATAAAGCAGAAAAAGCATGGACGGGAAGCGCATTTAGTTTCAGAAAGGGGTAGAAAATGGAAGATCTTAATGTTGAAGAACTAAAACAATTAGTTACTTTTTATAAACAACGCTCTTCAGATTTAGAGTTTAGCCTATTACAAACTCAATTAAAGTTAAATAAGGTTATTTCTCTTCAGAATTCTGAAGAACCTAAGCAAGCAATTAAAACTGTTATAGATAAAAAAACAAAGCCTGATCTATAAGGAGAAATATGATATATATCCTTATTGTGGGCTTGACTTTTATAGTCAGTTGGTTTATAATTAAAGTAATAAGGAAAAATGCCAGGAAAAGTTTTTCAAAAACACTGTATCGTCAGAGCGACATACATTCGTTAATGAAATATTTTTTTTCATTAAACATAAATAATAATGAAAAGCCTCCTTCTCAGTTGACAAAACGTAGAGAAAGAGATATGATTAAAGTTATTGTTATGGGAAACTTAGCATACTGGGTGTCTGAGAACATATTTTATGTTGCAGAGGCTATTGATGGAGAGGTAATACCTCAAACAGCAAAGCCAGTAGACACAAATAGTATGTCAAGAAGAGACTTAGACAAGATGCTATTTATATTGGATAGCCTAAAGAATGGAAAAAAAAATGATAGTAGCAGTGCAGGGAACGAATGATTTTGATGATTATAACATCTTTATTCGTGCTATGGGTGTTGCACTTTCTACAATGCAGGAAGATGATAAAGAGTTTATAATCTATTCTGCTGGACCTGCTAAAATCAATTCTTTTGTTTCAGAATTTTCAAATTTATCAGAGCGTGGAATGAAAGCAAGAGGTCGTAAAATTAAATTTTACAAAGTTGCTTCTGCATGGCTCGAAGAAAACATAGATCAAGTTAGTTACTTTGCGTTTCTTAGTAAGCCTAAGCAACCAAATTCTAAATTAGTTGCATCTGCTGAATTAAAAAATATTGAAATTGGAATTTTCCGTTACTAACAGAAAGAAAAAATATGATAATTAATAAACTAGAAAAAATGGAAAAAATTGTTACATCAAATAAATCTCTTGCTTGGATTGGGTGGGATGTAGCAGAACGTAAACAAACCGATATGGGCAGAACTGCCGTAAACGGTATCAGAGTCAATGATCAGTGGTACACACAACGAGTATTTAAACTTGATCGCAATGGCTGGGATATTCCAAACAAATATAGGATGTAAACATGAAACAGCATGTTTGGAAAGACAATGCTGAGTGTTTAGGTCTTGAAACTGATATATTTTTTGATAAATATGAAGAAGATACAACGCTTAGATTAGCAGTAGATTCTATTTGTAACTCATGTCCAGTTAAAAAAACATGTTTTGCCGTAGGTGTCTCAGGTAAAGAGTGGGGAATTTGGGGTGGTGTATACCTTGAAGGTGGAGAAATATCTAGAGAGTTTAATAATCATAGAACTAAAAAAGATTGGGCAGAAACTTGGCAATCTTTAACAATGGATAGATAATGTATACAGATTCTATGCGTAGAGCATTTCATTCTATTACTCCTCCAAAAGGATTTAGGGTTCAAATTATTGACAACGATGCCTTTCTTACTATAAAATTAGATGAGAAGCATTTCATAACTATGGTTCATGATGAAAAAATACAAGCATTACAGTATGTTGTTCAAGTTAAAAAAGCATTAGAAATGAATGGAGCAGTTGTGCTTGTAACTAGGGAGGCAATAAAATAATGCAAACATTTTTGCCATATCAAAACTATTCAGAGTCTGCAGAATCACTTGATAATAAACGTTTAAATAAACAGATACTTGAGGCTTATCAAATCCTTAAGGTTTTATCTGGTCAGTCACCATCAGGGGCTTGGAGAAATCATCCAGCAGTTCTTATGTGGAAAAATGCAGAGTTTTCTTTAAGAACATATGCAAAGACAATGATTGTAGAGGCTAAGCATAGAGGTATAAAAACAGACAAGAACGAGTCTAATATAGATGCCCTAGAAGCCCTTTGTGGCGACGTATGGGGCACTCAAAAGCCTTTTTGGGCTAACTCAGAGGGTCCACACCTAGATCGAATCAATATAACCCACAGGGCTAATCTGTACCGTAAGGATCCAATATACTATGCAGAGTTCTACCAAGACACTAAAAATAAGAATAATAAGCCTTGTTGTGATAAATGTCTATACTACTGGGTAACCCATGCAACTCGCTCAGTTTGACAAAAAGATGACAAAAGAGTACAATGATATACAGAGAGGTATAAATGAGTAATATTATTATCATTATTTTAGGAACATTAACTGTTTCTTTTGCAATAGCCTATATCTCTGTATTATCTAAAATGTCAAAATTAACTCAAGAATTTGCAAAACTTTTTATATCCCATAACTCTCTTCAAGAATTTGTTTCAAAGAATAATCTTGAGTTTAAAAATGATAGTGACATACATAAAGAAAACTTTATTAAATTTTTATCTGATTCTCGTGATTGGGCTTTTAAGTATATAGAAGATGTTCAGACTGGATTAGAAAAATTTATGGTAGATGTTGAACCAGAAATTATATATTTTGATTCTTATGGTCAAGTTCTTTCAGTTGAAAGACCAGACTATCAATCAATGAAAAGGATATCAGAAGCATTTAAAGAATTAAAAAAGTTAATGCCAATGGAGCATGTTGAAAAAGATGCTTGATGTCAGGGGAATACCTACATGCATTTGTCCACAGTGTGGTGGAGAATTGTTTAGAGCACTTGTTTCTTTTGATCCAAAGACATACACAGTTGGAATGTATCATCTAGATATTCAATGTCATGATTGTGGTGCACTTTGTACCGCACCAACCCCAATAGATCATCCAAATAATCCAAGTACGGAAATGGGAAATAAAGAATGAAAGATATTTTACTATCAACACTAACAGGTTTTGGATGCGGTCTCGTGTTCGCAGCATTCAAATTGCCAGTACCAGCACCACCAGTTTTTGCGGGAGTCGCAGGAATTATTGGTTTATGGATTGGTTTTACTACATTAACACGAATTATATCCTAGGAGGAATAATGAAAAATATAATCAATGATAAGACAAAGGCAATGCTAGCATCATATGGTCGCTCAGTACTTGCTTCAGGTCTTGCACTGTATATGGCTGGCGTAACAGATCCAAAGGATCTATGGACAGCACTTGTTGCTGCCATTGCACCAGTTGCAATCAGAGCAATTAATCCAAATGACAAGGCTTTTGGCGTACTGCCAGATGCTAAGGAAGTTGAGAAGGCTCTTAAGGCTGCAAAAGCACCAGCAAAAAAGGCTGCTGCAAAGAAGTAATCAATCTTCTATCAGGAAGCCAGTCTAGAGATAGGCTGGCTTTTCTGTTTATTCGTTTATAATATCCAAATATTTTTGTTTTAACTCATCAACAGAAAAATTATCTAATCCTATTTTAAGTGCACTTTCTTTTATTTCATTTTTCCTATTATTACCAATATAATTATCAATAACATTACCAAGTTTTTGTGGGCTTACATTATATACATCAACCATTGACTTGGTTCTAAAGGTATCTATCTTCTTTGATTCTGCTAACCATTTTTGTGGAAGTATTGCATTATTGGGTGATATGTCAGTCATAAAAACTGGCAGGGCACTCATAAGAGCCT